CTAGAAAGCCCAACGATGGCACTTACGCTAACAACGCCCTAAAGTGGAGGGTAGCGGGTCTGAATATAGATGGGGGGAGGATTGCTGGAGAAATGGGCAGAGATAGGGCATTAGGGAAGCCAAGAATAAACACTGATAAATATGGCGAAGCAAATTCTAAACTAAATCCGCAATCTCCGTTGGGTCGCTTCCCCGCCAATGTACTCCACGATGGCTCTGATGAAGTAGTGAGGGGGTTTCCGAATACAGGAAAAGTTACTGGAAGAAAGACTAAGTATTCAGAAAGTGATTTTGCTGGAGATGGTGGCTGGAAAGGAAATGGTATAGGGCAAAGAACCTATGATGGTGCTGGTTCTGCTTCCCGCTTTTTTTATACAGCTAAAGCGAGCAAGGCGGAACGGAATAGAGGATTGGAGGAATTTTACTGGTTTGACGGAAAACTGACAACTAAAAAAATCTGGGAAGAATTAACTAAAGAAAACGAAGCAAATAAAGATAATAAAGATTTCAAAAGGCATAATGTAGCATTCGGCTGTATTCATCCAACGGTGAAAAGTTTATCCCTTATGAAATACCTCTGCACCTTAACCAATACCCCAACGGGAGGGATAGTCTTAGACCCTTTCGCTGGTTCGGGAACAACGGGAATAGCTTGTGTTGAGGTGGGACGACCATACATCCTGATTGAGAAAGAAGCCGATTATATTAAGATAGCACGTGCTAGAATAAAGGCGACAATTTATCAACCTAAAATAATATGAGTGCTAACAACGAAATAATTATTTCCAGGAAAACCTTTAAGGTCTATTACAACCCTTGTGTGGACAACGATGAGCTAGAGCTAGTCGGCAAAGGGAAGAGTTTAGAAGAGGCGGTTGGTATTGCTAAGAGATATATTGATGATGAATTGGGGGGAGGATTATATTTAGAATTTGGTATAAGGTTCTATGATTAACAAAATTTGGGGAACAGATGCCTTACGACGAAGGATTCAGAAGGAGAAGAAGAAAGAGCGAGAGTGCTGGTTTTGTCAGGCTTGCCAAAAAAAGCATTACAAGAAAGAAGATAAGTTTGTGATATGCGAAAGTTGTTTGAGAAAGTTGAAGGAGTTAACCAAACAATAACCGAACAAACCACTCCCCCACCGCACAAAACACGAAGTAGGGGAGAGGAGAGGAGAGGTAAAGTGATAAAATAGAAATATGACTAAGACAATAACAAAGCACGCAGGGGGACGGCCAACCAAATATCTTCCGGCGATTATTTTCCCTGAGATAGAAGAGTATATCCAAAGTTGTGGTCGAGAGCAGACAGCATTACCAACGGTTGAGGGGTTAGCAGGTAGCCTTGGTGTAACAAGTGAAACGATAAGACAATGGGCTAAACAATACCCAAAGTTTTCTTTGACAATAAAAAAAATAGCCGATAAACAGAAGCAACAATTAATGGATGATGGCCTGTATGGTGGCAAGGAAGTCAATGCGGCAATGGCGATATTCTTGCTAAAGGTTAATCACGGAATGAGAGAGAATGACCCCTCGACTCTCGTGCAAGTGAACATCAGTCCCATTCTTGGCGGGAAGAGCAAAGAGGTATTGAAAATAGAGGAATGATAACATGAGATACAAGACAACAACGGCTCTCAAGAAGATACTTCGGATGAAGAGGAGGCTTCGTATTATTCAAGGTGGGACACGAGCCGGAAAGACGATTGCTATTATCCTTATTCTGATTGACCTTGCTCAGACACAGAAGGGCAAGATTATATCGGTCGTCTCCGAGAGTATGCCTCACCTCAAGAGGGGCGCCATTCGAGACTTCCTAGACATTATGAAGAACCACGGTTACTTTAAAGACAAAGATTGGAACAAGACTGACCGCATTTATACTTTCTCCACTGGGACAATCATTGAGTTTATCGGGGCCGATCAACCGCAGAAAGTAAGAGGACACAAGAGGGACGTCTTGTTTATCAACGAGTGTAACAACGTGTCTTACGAGATTTACACCCAGCTTGCCATAAGAACCACTGGCTTTATCTACCTAGACTATAACCCAGTTAGTGAGTTTTGGGTCAATGTAGAGCTACTAACAAATAGCAAAAACTATAACTTTGAAATCTTCACTTATAAAGACAACGAGTTTCTCGATAAACAAGTAATCAAAGAGATTGAGTCAAGGAAAGGCAACAAGAACTTCTGGAAGGTTTACGGACTAGGTCTATTGGGTGAGGCGGAGGGGAGAATACACACCGGTTGGAAGATAGTTGATAGCATACCACACGAGGCAAGACTAGAACGGTATGGCTTAGACTTTGGCTATTCCAACGACCCGACTGCTATTGTGGCTATTTACTATTACAACGGTGGCTATATCCTCGATGAAGTAACCTTTTTGAAGAGTTTGAGTAACAAGCATATTGCCGACATCTTGTTGAATGTTCCCAAAGCACTTACGATTGCCGACAAGGCAGAGCCGAAGAGCATTGATGAGATAGGAGGGTATGGGTTGAGCGTTCAAGCGTCAAGAGGCGGTCAAGGAAGCGTCTTACAAGGAATACAGTATGTCCAAGACCAACAGATATCGGTGACTAAACGAAGCCTGAATGTCTTGAAAGAATATCGCAACTACCTTTGGGAAACAGACAGAGATGGCAAGATAATCAACGTGCCGGAGCATACGTTTAGCCATTCGATGGACGCCATTCGGTATGGTATGGAGAGTTTACGACCGTCTGATGATGATGAGGACTTTCCTGATGACACCAAGAAGTTTGCCGTTGGAGGGTTTTATTAATGAAATACGAGCTATCTGTTCGCAAGCACAACGTCACCGCCCACCTTGATATCGAGAAAGATATTAAGATCAAGAAGAATGGCTTGTTTACTTTTACATTACGGATCAACGGTGGTAATATAGTAGATTATAGCCTAGTGGAGTATGTTGATATCAAAAGAAAATACCTCGGAGTTAAGGCGGTTGTTGTCAAACAATCTTCCACTGCACATTATTCTTGAGAGTGAGGTTCAACAGACACAGTATGGCCAGATAACCTTTAATGTTATTCTCAAGGACGGCAAAGCCTGTATCGAGACATTGAACGTCGTCAAGAACAAAAGAGTTAGGTATAAGATGTAGGGGTTTGACAGTAATAGGTTCGATATAGTATTATTATATTCAAGACCGATACTGCTGTAATGCAGATTTAAGGCACTCCCTTGTGGGGTGTCTTTTTTATTGACTAATTATGGATAAACTTCGTGATCAAATACTAGGACGCAAAGAAGCCGCTGAAAACTACTTGAGGAGCAAGCGTGACTTGTGGGACGATGTCGAGAAACTGTTTCACAACCAGCCAATCTCTTCTATTATGGACACCACCAAGTCTCAAGTGTTCGACCCCAAGTTGACTACCTTGACACTAGAACGCGGTTACCGAGTGATGTCCCAACTGCCGGTAGGTAAAGTAAGAGCCATTTCGAGCAACGATAAGGCCACAAGTGCAATGATGAACATGGTGCTTGAGAAATATGTAATCCCCCACGCCAACGCTCAATTCGACTTCCTTACTAAGGCGAGGATGACAGATATATACTCGAACCTTTACGGCAACTTTTTCGTTCTGATAGACTGGGATGTTAAACAAAACGGTTATGTTGGCCCCGACCTGTGGCTTCTCAACATTCGTGATGTTTTCCCGCAAGTGGGAGCGGTGTCAATAGAGGACAGCGACTATATCATTGTCCGGACGTGGAAGCCTCTGTCTTACTTTGAAAATCTTTCTAGCCAAAAAGGGTATAAGAATGTTAGCAAGATAGTCACCAAGTTAAAAGACATCTCCGGCTCTAAGCAGAACCGCTCAGAAAGCACCGATAAGACAGAAAGAGAGAAGAACCAATACCCATCAGCGGTATCAGCCAAGAAAGCCGGCTATTTCGAAGTGCTGACTCAGTATGAGAAAGACCGGTGGGTTGACTTCTGTGTTGATGCCGATATGGAATACAGAGATATTAAGAACCCCCACGACAACGGTGAATTACCAGTCGCTTGTAAGTATTCTATCCCATTGCTTGACGACTTCATGGGTATGGGTGACTTCGAAAGAGGCAAGTCAATGCAGATGACTGTTAATTCCATTTGGAACCTTTACCTTGATGCTACTAAGATGTCGATATTCCCACCGGTGATAATCAACAAAGACAATGTCGCCGCTCCCAGCTCATTCAAGTATGGGGCCGCTGAGAAGTGGCTATCAAGAGGACAAATCAACAATGTTGCTCGGGCGATTGACCTCAGCCCTAAAGGAATTGCCACCTTTAACAATACCTACCAAGTCGCTAATGCCGCTCTCCTTAATATGTTTGGAACGTCAGACACGACCGTTACCTCACAGACAGAGGCAGGCTTTGGCAAGACACCGGAAGCGTTAAAGATGCAAGGGGCAAGAGAAAACACTCGTGATAATGCCGACCGTTATTATATGGAAAGATTTTTAACAACCGTGTTGACAAAGATGGTTAATCTTATCTCTAAGAAACAGATGGGACCGATTGTTTTCCGCTTATTCGGTGATGACTTTGAGAAGATGAAGCGCACCAACCCTGAGATGGAAGAGAACTACGATGAAGAGACAGGCAAGATAACGATTGACAAGAAAAAGACCGGCTCAGTGCTTTATGATTATGAGATGGTGTCGGGTTCAACATTTGCGATTGACCAAAAGAGTCAGCAAGAAAATATGGTGATGCTTCTACAAATGTTAATGAATACTCCTCAGCTAGGAGAGGCAATAAACCAAGAGGGATATACAGTTAAGATTGGTGAATTGTTTAAGAGGATAATTGCTAACTCCGGTATAAAGGATTGGGATAAGGTGTTAGAGGAAAAGACAGAGGAAGAACAGGCTGACCAAATATTACAGGCTGATGCCGAACGACTAGCGATGACAATGGAGCAAATGCAACAACCGGCTAATATGAACCAAATACCAGCTCAACCAAACCAAACAGGAGGGACACCAAATGCCCAGAGATAATCAGGCAGTAAGACCAGACAGTTACTTTTCGTCAATGCCGAATGTCATTAAAGACGAGAAGGCAAAGAAAAAGGGAGCGACAAAGGAAGAACGAGCGTTGATGGTCTTATCAGAGACAATGGGATGGAAACTGTTGAGTGAATACATCGACCGTCTCGTTGAAGACCTAGACAATGTTAGTGGTCGAGCGATTGCTGACGGAGCGACATTTGAAGAGATAGGGCGTAACACACTGGTTGTTAATCTCGCTAAAGGGATAATCAAGAGAATTAGAAACAAAGTTACCGATGCCAAAGAAATATGCGAAGGAAAATGAGCCATTAGAGGAGAGTTTAGATTTTAATAAGCCAAGTTTTACCTTTATACCAAAGGGAAACCACAAGTGGCGGCAACAAGGGCCGTATCTTGTTTGTAAGAGCTGTGAGTTACAGCACGCTGTCTATATTGGCCCAGACAAGATGA